CTAAGCGTCATTTTCGCTTGGAAGCTATAATTGGCGTCCGGAAGGCTGGCCGAGTGGTTTAAGGCACCAGTCTTGAAAACTGGCGAGGGAGCAATTCCTCCGTGAGTTCGAATCTCACGCCTTCCAATGATTTAAGGGGTTTCGTGAATATCAGCGGCCCCGAAACCTAGCCAAGTTGCACTCCAAGTTGCACTAGGCGCCAGAATGGCGCATTCTATGGCTCTTATGCGCGATTGCGCGCGTAAATGAAACGGCCCCAAACGACGCGCTAACGTCAAGTGGGGCCTGGCCACAACCAGCAATAGAGGTGCGAGTCATGGTTACGGTAAATTCTATCCCGACAGGGGAGGCATAGCCCATGGCCTCCTATCAGAAACGTACGAACGGCGACGGCTCCAAAGCTGTCCTTGCCTGGGTCCGCATCAAGCCGTTCAAACCGGTGAGCCGGTCATTCCCCTCAAAGGCGCTGGCCGAACAATGGGCCGACGGCTTGGAGGCGGAACTGCGCAAGCAGCGCAAGACGGGCGAGGCGCGCGCGGACCTCACCAGCCTCAGCCTCAAGGGTCTCATCGAGGCGTTCCTCGCCGACCCCGAAACCAGACAGCTCCGGTATTTCTCGAACCTCGAACAGCTTCTCGCGTGGTGGGTGAATCACTGCGGCGGCGAGAAAGTGATGGAGTTCGGCACCGTAAAACTGCGTGAGGCGCGGGAACTGCTGAGCAATGGCCGGGCGCCGGCCACGGTGAACCGTTACTTGAGCGCGTTGCGGTCGTGCTGGAACTGGGGCAGGGCGGCGCAGTACATTCCGCAAGAGAAGGTTTGGCCGACGCGGCTGTTTCGCACCGAGCCGCGTGAGCGGGTCCGATTCTTGAACGATAGCGAGCTTAAGGCCGTTCTCAAGGCCGCCGAAGCGCATGCCCTGTGGATGCACACGGCCGTGCTCGTGAGCCTCGCCACGGGCTTGCGGCAGGGCGAGCTGCTGCGTCTCGAATGGAAGGATGTCGATTTCGAGCGCAAGACGGTGACGGTGTTGATCAGCAAGAACACCAAGCGCCGCATCGTGCATTTACCGGAGCCCGCGGTTGCCGCTCTCAAGAAGTTGCGACGCGATGGCGTCGTCGGTCACAAGGTCATATTCCTCGACAGCGAGGGTGCGCCGGCCGACAAGTCGTATCTGACGGCCCACTGGCGCACCGTGCGCACGGCGGCGAAGCTCATGGACTTTCGCTGGCATGACCTGCGGCATAGCTGCGCGTCGTTCCTGGCGCAGAACGGCGCCAGCCTGGTCGAGATCGGTAGCGTACTGGGGCATTCGTCGCCGTCGATCACAGCCAAGTATGCGCACCTTGTCGCCGGCAAGCCGGTAACGGGCGCCGACAAGCTGGCCGAGAAACTGCTCGGCGGTGCGTGATGGACGGCCGGAAGATCGAGCAGGGCGGATTCTCCAAGGCATGGCGCAAACGGATCGGCGCGAACCTGCCGCGCAGGCTCACTCCCGCACGTCGCGACGCGCTGACTTCTATCATTGCGGAGCGCATCCAGCGATGGGTCGAGATCGAGCCCGAGATCGCGCCTCATCGCGAGAAGCGCAAGCGCCTGGCCGCGGAGCGGGACAAGTTCCAGGCCGCTATCGAGCGCATCAAGGCCGGCGTTGCCAAGCTCAGCACCGATCCTGGGCTCGGGATGAGCCGGAACACGGCAGAGGGCGCCTTGTATCGGGTCGCGAATAACGCCTTGAACGAGCTGGCCGGATGGAATCATCTGTGGCGGCCCGAGAAGGCTCGGCCGCGGGACTTCGCCGTCCAGTTGACCAAGGCACTCCAAGAAGAGTATCGCCGCGTCTGCGGCAGCCTGCGCGGCTTCGAGCGGCTGCTGATCGCCATTCGCGTCGAGCATCCGACCCTTCCCGAGTTGACGCTCGGCGCGCTCGAAAAACGAAAGCAACGCGCGCACTAGAAGTGCCCCGGCATTCGCCGGGGTGCTTTGCCCCTCAGTGATTCACCGGACAAAGTAGGCGAGAAATCGCCGCACTTTGTCCGAACCTGTGCGAACGCGAGTACGTGATGCTGCGTGCAACTCTGGAGGTTGCACGCATGCAGAAGATTTCCGCCGTCCCGCATTCTTGGGCTGTCACTGAGTGGCCGCAGGACATCTATCCCCACACCACCGCTAAAGCCCGCTACATCGTCCGTTCGCATCGGGATGAGCTGGTCGCCGCAGGCGCTTTGACGCGCATTGGCCGCGATCTCGTTGTGTTCGGTGCCGGATATAACGCGTGGCTTCGCAAGCAGGCCGGCAAGGTCGCTGGCTTCGACATCGCGCCGAATCGTGCGACGCGGGGCAACGCCGCGTAATGAAATTCCAATCCTCTGAAATGGCGAAGGCCGCGAACCCCGGCAAGGGAGCGGCCTTCTTTATCAACGGCACCAACAACACGGGAAACGATCAACATGCCTAATCTGGCCCAACGCTACCCCCAAGTCAATTCCGCGATCAAGAGCGCCACCAAGCTCATATCCGAGATGAGCGCGCAGGCATTGTTCGCTGCCTGTCGCCCCGATCACCGCGCATACCGCGAGCCCTGCGCCGCACGCCCGAACTGGGCCTATCGTTCTCGCGGGGTCCGCTCGTGAGCCCGGAGGATACGGCTCTGGCTGTCGGCAGCCGCGCAACGCAGACGCTTGGCCGCCTTGATCCGCGCTCGATCAATCCGTGGTGCGCGGAATGTGGCGCGTCGATTAATCCGTTGACCCTCACCGACGCGATTGGCTTTTGCATGCCCGACGGATCGCACCGGCATGTAGGCCTTTGCCGCGGATGTCTGCATAGCCTGGATGAGGCCAGCCACCAAGAAACGATCCGCCGGCTGAGGGCGATTCGCGCCAAGGCGTTCTCGTGAGCGCCGTCTGTGCCGAATGTGGCGACCTGCCGGGCGCTTTCTTCTGCACCGTCGCCGGAGTTCATGTGCGCCTGTGTGCGGACTGTGCCGGCCGGCTGATGGAGGGCGAGCCCAAAGGCGATGTGATTCGAAGCATCAACGAAAAGAAGGAGGCCGCGTAATGGGCGAACACAAATTGCCGCGGGCGCCTAAGTACCTCGACGCGGTACTGGAAAAATCGGCGCAGCTGCCGATGCGCCCCGGCAGCGTGACGATCATCCAAGTGGAACACGAGCCGCATTGCCCGATGTTGAACGGCGGCAACACCTGCGAGTGCGATTTCACCATCGGCGATGCGGGAGAAGTGCAGTGAGCAAGAACAGCATCACCAATCGGGAATTCCTCGAGGCCGCGTTCAAGTACATGGTCAAAGGCGAGTACGCCGCTGTCACGTCATTCGCGGGCGATCCGCTCGCCGTTCCGCATTACGCCTGGGCCGCTCGACCGTGGCAGCACTGCATGCCGGTTCCCGGCTCGATCATGGGACGGCCGCAGAACGTCTACGCCGCTGTGTCGAGTTTCCGGCCGGCCGCGGATGGCACTTTCCACCGACGTAAGGAGGATTTCGGGCAGACGCACATGGTCATGGTCGACGACATCTATGAAAAGGTGGACCGCAAGAAACTCAAGCTGCCGCCCTCGGCGATGACTCAGACCAGCCCGCCGAGCGCGCAGGCGTTCTATTTTCTCACGCCGACACCGGACTCGCGCGACCGCGACATGTGCGAGGGCCTGGTCGATGCCATGGTGCGCTCGGGACTTACGAGCAGTGGTGCCGACCCTGGTATGCGCGGCGTTACCCGTCTCGGCCGGCTGCCGGTGGGGGTGAACGGCAAAACCAAGCACGTCGAAAAGCTCGGTGCACCGTTTAAATGTGAGTTGTCCCTGTGGCATCCCGAGCGGCGCTACAGCATTGCAGAGATCGCGAAGGCTTTCCGCCTCGACCTCAAAGCCGCGAAGGCGCGGACCCAACATTACACCTCGAACATGCGTCGTCCTGCGCCGATCAAATTGCGGCGGGGGGAAGCGACGAAACGCGTGAAGGATTTCGAAGAAATGATTAAAGCGCTTTCCGATGCAGGAATGTACCTGTCATCTCGCGGCCCTTGGCACGAAGTTATCTGCCCCTGGGTCGATGAGCATAGTGACCAGAAGCCGGGCGGAAGTGCCCTTTATGATCCGGCGGAGGGTAACGCGTGGTTAGGCGGCTACAAGTGCCATCACGGTCATTGTGAGGGGCGCTCTGTCAGCGACGTGTACCGCTTCGCGCATGGATTGCTGCGAGGTGCCGCATGAACCTCGATGCGGTAAAGAGTAAGGCGAAACAGGCCGACGCGGTCGAACCCACCAATTACTTGGTAGGAGCCAAGGCATCCCGGCCGACACTCCCGGAGCTGACCGGCGTTCCTTATCGAGCGCCCATGATCGTCGCAGGGTATTTGCCGCAGGATGCCGGCGGCGATGTGGCTCCCGGCGGCACAGGCAAATCGACGCTGCTGATCTATGAGGCGGTGCATATTATTCTCGGACTGCCGCTGTACGGCAGAGCAATCGAGCGTCCTGGTGCGGCGCTATTCATCACTGCCGAGGATAACCGTGAAACGGTCCTTGGCCGACTCAACGAGATTTGCCGAGCGCTTGAGCTGACCGCGAAGCAAATCAAGAAAGTCATAGCCGGTTTCCACGTCGAGGATGTCTCCGCATGTCCGGCAAAACTGGTGGTAGCGGATCGTTACGGCGCCGAGCCGACGCCCTTTGTCGATGAGATTGTGGCGAAGTACAAGGCCGCCAAACTCGCCATGGTCGTTATCGATCCGACATCGCTCTTAGGCCCTGGTGAGACGAGCGGCAATGACGGAATGAGTGAACTGATGCGCACCGCTCGCATGCTGTCCCGACAATTGCAGGCGGCGGCGCGTCTGGTGCATCACGTGGCACAGGCCGTGGCTCGCGGAAAAATTCACGATCAGTATGTGGGGCGGGGCGGGACGGCTTTCGCGGACAACTCACGCGGGCAGCGACAAGTGATTGTGCTGATGGAACGGAAACTCGAACACGAGGGGAGCGCGTACGAACTGCCCGCCGAAGTGTCCGAGGAAGATATCGCCCGCGGCCGAGTGCTGGCGATCTTTGTCCACAAGCTGAGTTATGCCGAGCGTGACTCGACACCGATCATCCTGGTGCGCCACGGCTTCGCCTACACGTTCGTACCCATTGCGCGGCTCGATAAGTCGCCGCTCGGCGAGGCTGCCCGTCAGGAATGCAACCGCAACAAGCTCCTCGATTTCGTAGTCGAGCGCCTTGCCGCAGGCATCAAAATCACGAAGAACGAGTCGGAGGACTATCGGGACGACATTGGCCTCACCCGCAAGGATTTGCGCAGCGCACGTGACTCGCTTTTGTACATGGGCCTGCTCACCTTGAAAGAATTGCCCAAAGACGAGCGGCGAACCAAGCGGAAAACGTACCTGGCGCCGGGGGGTGAACCGAATCCCGCCAATCCCGCCGAATCCCGCCGTCATGCCGCCGGCGAGATTACGTTACCAGTGGACCGGCGCGGCGGTAATCCCGCCGCCGACGGTACGTCTATACGGCGGCGGGATTTAAAAGGGGAAAACCAGCGGAAAGGAGGGGGTGGGGTCGGCGACGGAAAACTCGAATCCCGCCGCAATCCCGCCGCCGCGCCGGAACCTAGAAAGGGACTGAATGGGCAGGCCGCGGACCATGAATAAGCGGCACCAAAAGGCCGGGCGCAAGGTTCCTGCTAACACGCGAAAGCAGGCGAAGGCAAGGCAGGCGCAGCCGGCAAAAAAAATCTCGCGCGAACGTCTGGCCGTGCCGGCTGTGTCTCGCGATCAGAGCGGCCGATTTTTAAGCAGTGGGAATCCGAACGGTCGCCCAACTGTCGCCGCGGAAGTACGCGAGCTGGCGCGGCAGCACGGACCCGAGGCAATAGAGAAACTTGTTTTCTGGATGCGCTCATCCGATCCGCAATCATCCATCACGGCGGCAAAAATTCTGCTCGACCGCGGATATGGGAAAGCGGCGCAACCGATCACTGCGCCGAACGGTGCGCCGCTGGTGAACATCAACCTGGGCGCCCCTATCACCACAGCCGAGGACGCCGCTCGCGTGTACGCCGAGCTGTGCCGCGATCCGAGCTTGGACATTACCGGCCTTAAGTTCGCCGGCCCTGCCCTCTTGGAGCAGCACAACACCACTAAGGGGAAATCGAAATGAAGCACCTTGCCTCGTTGCTGGCGTTCGCCTGGTTCGTCGCCGATGTGACGACCGTCGCCTGCGTCTTTTGTGTGCTGGTGATCCCATGAAAGTGCAACTCAGAGTGCAACTTGGCGCCATTGAGCCCGCTTCATGGATTCACAAAACCCTATGTTTATCGGCTAATCAGAGCATATATCGCTTGCAATGTAATCAGTTCTATAGACTGGAGCGGCGCATATGAGCAAGAAAATGACGATGCCGGCGCAGCCCTCTTTCGATTGGCTGCGCCCTGATTATCTGCCCATCTATCGACAGCGCACAGAGCGATTGCGCAAATTTCGCGCCAGTTCTCCCGCCGACCAGGCTGCTGTCGTGCAGTTCTACAAAGACAGTCCGGCCGCTTTTATATCGGATTGGGGCCTGACTCATGATCCGCGTAACCCCGAGCGCGGCCTCCCCGCGTCTGTGCCGTTCGTGTTGTTCCCGCGTCAAGTTGAGCTGATCGACTTCGTTTTGGCGCGCTGGAAGCGTGGCGAGCCCGGCCTCATCGAGAAAAGCAGAGACGTTGGCGCATCGTGGCTAATCATGGCGCTGTCCGTCACGCTCTGCATACTCAACAAAGGGCTCACTGTCGGTGTCGGTAGCCGAAAAGAGCAGTTGCTCGACAATGCCGGCGATCCTTCGTCTCTGTTCTTCAAGGCACGTGCATTCCATCAATCATTGCCGCCCGAGTTCCGCGGTCAAATGGCAACTGCCCATATGCGCCTCACCTTCGCGGAGACCGGCAGCGCAATTGTCGGCGAGGCGGGCGATCAAATCGGCCGAGGTGGTCGAGCTTCACTGTATTTCGTCGATGAAAGCGCATTCTTAGAGCGTCCCGAGATGGTCGAATCGAGCTTGAGTGCAACCACAAATTGCCGAATCGACTTGAGTTCCGTCAATGGACTATCCAATCCGTTCGCCAGCAAGAGGTTCGGCGGCAAGGTGCCCGTCTTTACGTTTCATTGGCGCAGCGATCCTAGAAAAGATGATGCGTGGTACCAGCGTAAAAGTGGCGAGCTGCCGGCGCACGTGATTGCATCTGAACTTGATCTCAACTACCGCGGCAGCGTCGACAACCAGCTCATTCTCCCGCAATGGATCAACGCCGCTATCGATGCGCATACCAAGCTCGGCATCGAGCCGAGCGGCGGACATATCGCCGGCCTCGATGTTGCCGACCAGGGCAAAGACAATTGCGCACTCGCCGCACGTCATGGCGTGCTGCTCAACTATCTCAAGCCTTGGTCGGGCAAGGATTCGGACATCTACAAAACTACCGTCAAGACTTTCGGGCTCTGCGATGAGCTGGGCCTCGATTCGTTTTTCTTCGATCAAGACGGCTTAGGAGCAGGCGTGGCCGGCGATGCAAACGCGATCAACGTCGAGCGCGCCAAAGCAGGCAAGGCCGCTGTCACCGCCATGCCGTTCCGCGGTTCCGCAGGCGTGTGGAATCCCGACGGCTCGATGGTGCCGGGGCGTAAAAACAAAGATTTCTTCGCCAACATGAAGGCGCAAGCGTGGTGGCATCTGCGCGCGCGGTTCGAGGTCACGTTTAAGGCCGTCGTCGAGCGGCTGCCGTTCGATCCTGACGACATCATTTCTATCGACTCGACGCTGCCCGAGCTATTGCAATTGCAGATGGAGCTGTCACAGCCGACTTTCAGCGTGAATGCCGTCGGCAAGATCCTGGTCGATAAGCAGCCCGACGGCATGCCGAGCCCGAACCTTGCCGACTCCGTGATGATCGCGTACCAGCCCGCCAGCCCCGATGGGTTTTTCAGCACGGTGATGGGCACAGGCACCAAGCCTGCCGACACTGCGGCACCGTCGCCGGCCGACTACCCCCAGTACGTTGATGCGCTGATCGCCGTGGTGGCACCCTATTTCGACTCGCAACCGTTCGGGCTCGGCGTGCTTTACTGCGCCGTTTCGCAGCACCAGCAAGATGCACGCTTCCCGGCGCCGTTGGTCATCGTCGATTGGGACTTAGGATTGCTGGAGCCCGACCTACGCGCGACGGTAGAGCGCGTCTATAGGCGACTCGATGAGCTGCGGGCGCTGTGCAGGGTACGGGGCGCCTCTGGCCTCTGGTGCGAGCCAGCGGGCCTGGGGCCGGCGCTATACGGAGCTGCAATCGATGCCGGCCATGGTGGTGATGTCTACCTGGTGCCCGAGACGCTGGCCCGGCTTGACCTCGCGACTCGCGCGCTCGATGGGGTGCGGTATGTGGCGGAGCAAAAGACGCACGTGGCGGCGCCGGCTCGCGCCAAACGCACGAACTTCCGCGGCCTCACTCAAAACTGGTTCGTCGAGGAACTGGCCGCCTTCAATATCACACGTCCCGACCCCGCCGCGGCGCTGGCCTCGACGTTCTACTTGGCGACCCTGCTGGCGCTCGAAGATCCGCCCCGCCAATGACATGACAGCGCGCAACCACATCAAATTTGCCGCCGGACAGGCCCACAGAGCGGAGATCCTGAGCATCCTGGAGCGTTATGGCTGGCGTGAGCCGTTCGCCGTGCTGCCGGCCGCCAAGGTCGTCCAGGCGCAGATGCAGAGCGTTCCGCCGATCTCTTTGCGAAGCGTACAGGCGCACGTCCAGGCACTTCATTGTATCGAGCGGGATAGGCTGCGCATGCGCAATTTATCGACTGAGCAATGCTCGATACCATCGACCGATGGCTAAAACTACCGCAACGATTTCCGTCACCCTGCGTCCCGAGCTCATCCGCGCCGTCGACAAGGCCGCCGCCGCCGAACAGCGCACGCGTAGCAAATTTCTTGACATCACGCTGACGCGCGTTTTGACCGGCGGCGAGCGCCTTGCTGACCTGGAACAAATCGCGAAGCTCACCATGAAGCGCGGGGCGCCGTGATGACCCCTGCCGTCATGTTCACCACACCCGACGACAGGATATTGCTCCTGCGCCAGGAGGACGGCCTGTGGGCGTTCCCCGATGCGGACGCGTTCGACTACCGCGGTGACCTCTGGGATTGGACCGAAGGCGTGCTTCGCGCCGACGTCGAGACCGCATTTGTACCTGAGTTGCCTGACTCGGATTTCCAATGGCTGCATCGGTCTTTCCCGCCCACCTGCGAACGGGACGCCATGCACCCGACCGTGCCGCTTGCGTGCCGCGCGTTCGATGGCCCGCTCCTGGATCAGATCGTGGAGCGCATCAATGGATTTTGTTGATTTGTGCCGACAGCACCTTCGTGTCGGGCGGGATCAGTCGGCCAGTGCCCGCGCAGTAAAACCCCGACAGCCGATGGCGGGACTCTTGCCCCCGGGGCAACTCCATTTTTCCGCGTGATCGGCCATTTTAACTAACGAGGAATTCTAAATGTCTACCGCCCGCGAAATAATGGAGCAGCAGCTCAAGGACCAGGCCATCGAGTTGAACGATTTGCGCCGCCGCGCGCCTCCGAAGGCGCCGGATCTTCGCACCATCGCCGACGGCACCGACATAACGTTGCAGCAGTTCGCCGCCCTGAATCAAGCCCAAGCCAACGGCGCGTTTGACAGGACGAAGGAATTGAAGCGCGTGTCATTGCGCGATCCGACGACCGGCCGCGTGGTTCATCATTTTTTTGGAAACGAGCGGGCCGCGTGGGACGGCTTTTGCATCACACCGGAAAAGCGCGTCCGAATCAACGGGCGCGCAAAATGATGCGCCTCTTGCACACTCTTTTTTCCAGCGCTACGGAGCCCACCTCGGCCGTCGATGCCCTTGCTGCGGCCAAGGCCGAACGCATCGGCCGCGTCGCCGCCCTGAATGAAGCGACGGCGCACATTCAGCGCGTCGAGCAGGTACTCGCGGCTGCCGTCGAGGCCGAGAAACAACTCGAATCCGCCGAAGCACTTGCATCAGCAGCGTCGAAAGCGTGGGCGGCGGGCGGTGCCGTCGGAGAGCCGAGCAACGAGGCGTTTGCTGCCGCATCGGAAGCCCGTACTCGTGCGCATCGGCTCCGTCTCATGGCTGACGGCGCTCAGGCCGCCCTGCGTGGCCTGGAGCAAACCGCAGCGGATGCGCAGGCTGCGGTAGCAGTCGCCGATGAGCGGATCAGGATTGCAGCGGTCGGCGTTCTCGTGTCGGAAGCGGAACCGCATTTCGAGAATCTAGAAGAACTCATGCCCAAAGTGTCGGCGGCGCTTCTCGCGCTGCGCGGCCTGCGTTCGATGACGTCATCCAAATTTAACGGGTTCGGCAGTAGCTCCGCATCCGCGCAGATCGTCGCACGCCTGGCAGCGCATGGCTTTACTGCGCCCTCAGCGGCCGTCGCGGACGATGAAGTGGATCAGGCGTCGAAAGAATGGCTGGATCGAGCCCGCGAACTGGTGAGGTAGAGCAATATGTGTGCTATGCGCTCTGTGATCGACGTGGACGTGAACGATGCCAGCTTCGTTCGCTTCAAAGAACTTTTCGGAAAATATACCGAAGCGTTGGCGAAAACGCCGACCGATTGGAAGAACGCCACCGACGAGCAACGTGTCGCCAACTCCTTACTCGAGAGTATGACCAAGCGGCTCGAAGATGCCGCGGAGATCTCGCACGACAACGAGGAAGCCGACGAGAAACGGCTCAAGAATCTCCACACGTCGGAAAAGCTGTGGAGCAATATTTCCCGCAGTTCGGCCAGCGTCGCAAAATCCATTTTGGATATTGGGGCCGGTGCAATTAAGCTCGGCTCGATTGCGGGTCTCGGGTTGCTCGGCGGCTCGCTGTTCGGCATCGACCGTATGGCCGAAGGCGTCAGCGGACGACGCCGCTCTGCGATGGGTCTCGGCACTTCGATTGGGGAACAATCGGCATTCAACCTCGACTTCGGACGCGCAGTCGATCCCAATTTCCTGTCGATGGTCAACGAGATGAAGTCCGACCCTGGTAAAGCCTGGTCTTTGTCCACGATGGGAGTCGGCGCCGGTGGATCGACCGCCGACACCGCGACGGCATTGCTGCGGTCCATGTACTCTCGCGCCCATTCAACGCCGACCAGCCAACTCGGCATGCTGTCGTCCATTACGGGTATCGGCGTCGGAACGGATACGTGGACGCGGCTGCACAGCATGGGCTCGAAAGAATTCAACGCGCAGTTGTCGAACTACCGCCGTGATGCGTCCAGCTTGGACCCCGGCGCCAGCACCGCACTGGCTTGGGCGAACTTGAATACTCAACTGAGCCGCGCAGGTGAACAGATTTCCAATGTTTTTGTCCGGGGCCTGGTGCCTCTGGCGAAACCGTTGGAACATCTTTCGAGCGCAGTCGTGACCGTCGTTAGTCGGTTCCTGGCTGGCGGCGAGATCCGTAAGGGCATCGACGGCTTGGCCGATGGCATCAGCAAGTGGACTGGCACGCTCACGAAGCCTGAGTTTCTGAGCAAGCTCGAAGTCTTTGTGTCCGACGTCGGCGGCTTGGCCGATGCGGTGCATGCTGTCGTGGAGGCGTATAACCATCCGGCCGCCGCCCTTGGCCGTGCGGTCGTGGGCGACTTCAAGGCCGGACTCCAGCAGAAAGAAGATTTAGTCGTCGGCGGTGCCGGTTGGATCGCTCGAAAGCTCGCGGGCCTACAGGCCAATCTGATTGATTCGCAGCACGGTCTGCCCGCAGGCGTCGCTAATTTCCTGTGGGGTAAAGAGTCGAGTTTCGCATTCGACGTGGCGAACCAGCCCGGTCGAAACGGCGCGCAGGGGCCGCTGCAAATCAAGCCTTCGGTGGCTGGCGGAATCAATACGCATAGCCTGTCTGCCTCGATGGATCGTGCGGATTGGCTCGTAGCCGATGAGCTGCGGCGGCATAAGGACTGGGACATCGAAAAAGCATTGGCCGCGTACCATTTCGGTGATCCGACGATGGATGCAATTCTTGCGCAGGCGAAACGGACAGGGCAGAACTGGCTCGACGTGCCGACATCGACGGACCCCAAAGGCGCACGCGGGTATCTCAATGGCCTGAACATCACCGTGACCAATCAAACGGGCGGCTCCGCGAATGTCTCAGTCAATAGTTTGCAGGGTGGGCAATGAGCAAGCTCGGCCTGTACGTGATGTTGGTCCTGACGGTGTTCGTGGTCGGAGCCGCGCTTATCGTGGCGGGCTCCGTCAACCTGACGTTGCAGATGGCCGCGTGGCCGTTTGCGTGGGTCCAGGATGCAAGCACCCGATTGATTCGTGATTTGAATCCGCACAGGTCAACGGCACAGTGAGCAACGCCGCCGCGCTAAACCCGCTGCTTTTTGACCCCGGATATCCGTGCATGGATTGCCCGCACGCTTTGCGTTGTGGCGTGCGTCGCCTCGCATGTATCGCGTTCGAGACGTTCGTGCACCGTGGCGACGACAGTTGGCGCAATGAACCGCGCGAACCATCGGCGCGAATGTTCGCCAAGATATTCAAGAGCAAGAAACTGGCGGCGTGATTTGAAACCTCAAAGGAACCTACGCGTATGGAGACATCAAATGAGATTGAAATCACGCCGGAGATGATTGAGGCGGGGTATGCAGTTCTCGCAGCGTCCGCCATAACAGATGATCTTCTGGAAGCGGATAGAGGATGGGTTGTTGAAATATATCGAGCCATGCAGTGCGTGCGGCTTCGTTCAATCCAGAATTAGCGTTAGCAGCGTCGATAAACTTTAGACATGCGATCTCCCAGAAGTGGCACTTATCCTTAAACCACTTCAAACGATTCGCATCTTTGCTTTCGCCTCGCTCGGGATCAAATGCCCGTGACCAAAATACCGGGGGACGTAGACTTACACTTACTGAATAGTTGCGCTGGTGGTTAACGACCGTCCAATGCACGACTTCATTTCTCTCCTGTTCGAGGGGACCAAGCCATCTCATAAGAGACGCTATAAACATGGTTAACGATCCGCCTTTGAACTTTTCACGAAACAATTCTTCCAGAATCTTTCTCCTGCTTCCAGACGCAGAAATTCTGAAAAAAATCGTAGCGGCGATTCTGTTGCTCATTCCACCAACATATGCAAACAAAGCGCACAGGGCTTGCTCTAGGTTGGCATAAGCCTGGATCGCCTCAGCCCGCGCTATTAGCATTTCTCGGTTAAGCTCGTTGCTGGTTTCAGTCAGCAGTCGTATGGCAGCGTCCGTTTCTTCGGTCATATGGGCTTGAATAGGGCCTTCGTCCTACTCGCTCTGAACCGGCACCTTAATGCACAGGTAGCCAGCTACTGACGATTTCGCACCCGTCACCTTGTAAGTAGGATCACTCAGGGCGGCAATCATGTGCTCGCATGCAGCTTGAGTTTTAAAGGCTAAATCAACGGTCGGTTGCTTCGCGACCAAGAATGTCATCAGTACCCAAACAACGTCCATCGATCCCCCCTTGGTCGCTCAAAGCGTCTTTTTCTTGTGACTGAACCAGCTCGAACACTTCATGTCGTAGTCCCGAATTTCTTGCGCAGTCCTGTCGTCGCCGCCACTTTGCGACGACCACGAATCACGGCCAATCCGCCGAGTAACAACGTCAAACCGCTTGCCGCAGACGCGGGACTTATCTCCGGCGCCTGTGCCGTGCTGGTCCAAGTTCCCGGCGCCGTGCTGGTAGACGTCGCGGTAAAGCAGTCGCCCGGCATTTCGCCGGGGGAGCCACAGGCTGCGTCGTGCGTGGTGTACGTGAAAACATCGCCTTGCGGAGTAATGGATTCAATGTATTGACCGACGGCAACCGACGCGTACGTGCCGCTGTTAAGCTCAACGTCCCAACTAGTGATTTTCCCGTTGACCGTGGAGAAATCGAACGATGCAACGACACCCTGGTTCGATTGGTCCACAGTTGCCGAACTCAGCGCAGCGAACGAGTACGACAGCGGCGTGACGACTTGATTGGCCTGGTTGGGATTCAATGCAGAAGCCAACACGACATCGCCGGTCAATCCAGGGCCGTTGGGGTTTGTTGGGGGCGGTAGGTCGCCCGTGATAGTTATGGTAGTGGGCGCACCGTTGTAATCGTAGGTGACTTGCGCATTCGCCGCCATCGATCCGGCCATCAATCCAATGGCCATAAATCCCAATATCCTTATATTCATCGTCCCTTCTCCTTGTTACAGCGAACGCTGCGCCAGTAGTGTCGCACCGAATTGGGCCGCGACGCAAAAGCATCGAAACATGCTGGCCGCTGGCGCCGGGTGGCTGCTACCATTTGCATGAGGTATCACAGCAAGGAGGCTCTATGCTCATCTTGACTCGACGCATCGGTGAATCGCTCAAGATCGGCCCTGACGTCACCGTCACCGTGATGGGCGTCAAGGGCTCTCAGGTTCGCATTGGCATCGAGGCACCGAAGGATGTGACGGTGTTGCGGGAAGAGATTGCAGGCCGGGGCAAACATCAGGGTAGCGGCTCACAAGACAGCGACGACGCACATCAAAGCCGCTAGAATTGTGCGATTGATCGCATACGCGCGAAAAGACTAGGCGAATAATTACAGCTAAATGCAAGGAGCAACCATGTCTAAGTCACTGAGCGTTCTATTTCTGGCCGTACTTTTTCCTGTTCTAGCGCAGGCTCAAGCGCAATCAGTATTCGGACATTGGACTACCGGCCAAATAGTGAACAACACCGGAGTGTATGCGGCAACCATCAACGATAGTGGCGCCGTACTAGGTGAATACTGTTACTTCGCGTCTAAGACGTGCACGTGGATGCTGGCCATCGATTCGGTCTGCGAAAAGGACAGCTCATACCCTGTGCTGGCAAACACTGATAAGGGCGCTGCTCACTTCGACATCGTGTGCCTTGGTCAAGTAGCCAACGGAATGTATTCGTTTGGGTTCAAGAACTGGCAAGAGTTGGAGCACATACTTAAGACTGGGGAGCGGATCGGCATAGCTACCCCAATGCAGTCGGACCAGTTCAAAGTTTTTCGCTTTCTGTTGGACGGCCTGACTCAATCCACTAAAGTGATTGAAACTTCATTCTTTGCAGGGGCCAACGCGCCTAAAGCAAAGGCCGGGCGGCCCGCGAACTCAACGGTGACGGACACGTTATAGCCGGTAGGCCAGAAAATCGACCGCATAAGAAGGCGCAGGGCAGGCGATCGACCCCCACCCGCTACGTTGCATGGCATAAATTCAGGGGTATGCCACAGTTACGTCATGTGCCGGGCATTGGCACTAAAGGATGTGGATTTGGCTAGCGTGTCCGGGCACACTATGCCAATGGACGGCACACGACACAATAACTACCGCCTGATTCCTGCCATATGGGCAAGCCTCGCGGCACCGACGGCATTGTATGCCGCCCCGGAGCCATATCCCTATGTGTTGAGTGCGGGCGCCGTGGCGCAAAGTTTCGCGGCGGCAGGATTCTATTTGAACGTTGCTTGGGCAGCGCATACGCTTGACGCAACCCAACCCGCCATCCTCGCCTCAGACCAGTAACTCGCCGATCACGGCGGCGCCGCTCTCCGTGCAGGCCGCGGTGCAATCGGTCCTGGCACAATCTCCGCAGGGCCAGCTACACCAGCAACTTCAATCGCAGCTCCAGACGCAGATGACCGCGCAGGTGCAGACGCAAATGATGGCTATGGCGCAGATGCAGGCGTATGGCCCGTTTCCGCCGCCCGCTCTCATCAAGGAATATGAGGTAATTCTCCCCGGCTCATTCGAGCGCATCATGAAAATGGCTGAGAAGGCTCAGAACGACCAGGCCGACACGGTGAAGTCTGCTCAGCAGGCACAGGGCAGAGATTCCAAGCGAGTCCACTGGATGGCTCTGGCCATTTCGTTGGCATCTGTCGTGGGTGCGGTTGTCTGCGCATGGTTACATCAGACCGTTATCGGGACTGCTTGCCTTGGGGTCCCCGTGCTAGCGGTAGCGCAATCCCTTATAGCATCGCTGACCGCTCCCAAGCGCGCGCAACAGGCCCAGGCGCAGCAACAAACGATAGCCCCAACGGCGCAGCCGACGGTGAAACCGACAAGCGACAGCGGTTCATCGTAGCGAAAAACAAAAAGGCCGCCCCGATAGCAGGCGGCCTGATCGTCCTGGCGGGATACGCCGCTATCTCACGTCGCACCCCCGGCGAGTAGCGCCCGCAGCTCAGTCGCCGCCGCGCCGATCCGCCGCCAAGCCCCGAACGAATTCTTACGTGGCGCCTTGCCTTGTCATCTCCCAGACTATGACGTCCCACGCGGCATGGCACATGGGATGCAACTCGGGTTTGGGGAGTGGGCCGGCCATATTCGGCCACGAAGGACCTGGTTTCGCGGTGGGGGACCAGTCGAGCCGCCACCAGTATCCAAGATCATCCTCTCTGCGAAAGGGTTCACCGCAAAGAGTGCAATGCGAGCAATGCTTCGACTCCCAAGTGTCGAGGTGCTGCTCGTGCGCCATGCCACTTGTCGGCGGCAATTCCCCCGCATCGATTTTCGCTCGCGCCGTCGCAAGCAATGCCTCGAATTCCGGCGTGTACATCCTAATTGCCATTCAATACCCCTTCCTTTGGGACCGCGCGCAGTGCGCGTCATGTGTGTCTGTGGGGCGAACGCGTAACGAGACCCAGGTTGCACTGAAGTTGCACTTAAGCTCAAAACTCCAGGGAACACGCTAAAAGCGCTGAAAACTAAAGTCGGGGAATTGTAGCATTTGCGTGCGAGTGCGTACCCCTGGCGTGCGGGTGATCCGACTTGAAAACTGGCGAGGGAGCAATTCCTCCGTGAGTTCGAATCTCACGCCTTCCAAAATCTACACCTCCAACCGGTCCCCCGGCCGGGCGACCAGGGCATACAGCACCGGCATCAGAAACACGCTGA